ATGATTACATAAAGAGAAGAAAATCAAAAGGAAAAAAAAAGGTTACAAGTGAATATATGTGGGACTCATTTCCACGATAAATAACTTTGATTATATACTCAACCTCAAACCAGTAGTACGTCTCGCGCTCTCCTCTAGCGCCTCCAATGAATTGGAATGAGACGTTCCACGTACAATCAGAAACTACATTATAGGATACAAAATGATATACTTAATGTAAAAGGTTATACAACAAACTCTATATACAGGTTATAGTTAAACAAAAGGTTATACAACAAACTCCAAAGTAAAAGGTGCAATATCAAGAGCCGTCACTTAATCTACACTTAAAACTAAAGATATATGGGTTACATGGTTACATACTATTAACAATCACAGTTTTGGGTAAAAGTGTTACATGTTCAATATCCAGGGCCTTTCCATTCGTCAGTGCATGGGTTGTCTAACCGTCAAGGCAAGAGCAGTTAAGGACGCGTCCAGCGTGCAGATCTGCCTTGTAGCGGATCGCATGCACATTCACTTCGTCCTTGTACTCGTATGTCATGTCAGTGCCAGTGTAAGGGTTGATCTTACTCAAAGTGGTGGTAAGTCTGATTTTCTTACCATCACTGGCAGGGAACAAGTCGAGGTGCATTTCGCCACCGTCGTAAAGAAACTTTGCGACGTGATCACACTTCTTCTTGTGGTCTTTCTGTTCAGCGGTGAGGGTGCTGAGGATAGCCTTACAAACAGCATGCTTAGCTTGCTGTTTGGTTGCTGCCACACTGGAAAACTCCTCATCTAAAACTTTGGTCCAGCACATGAAGCCCTCTGCACAGCGAGTGAACTGATAGCTATGTTCAGCTATCACCTGCTGCTGCACAAGACGGTGGATCTGCTGCGCTGGAGTCTCCATGGTTACCGCGTGCTTATTTATTCTGATCTTTTCCAAAGAAACAAGCCGTGGTACATCGACTCACTAGTCAGGTCACAACGATGTTCGATGGGATACGCTGCAAGTATCACGTCTCTGGGATAGAAACGCTGATAGTACTTATACAGCGCAACCACAGAATTCATGTGAGCTTCCTCGGGAGACTGGCCGTAGCGGTACCATGTCGAGTCCTCACAAGTCAGCTTGCACTGCAAACTAGTCATTGTCGGGATTATCTCATCACAATGAGGGTCATGAACGCCACCGAAACTAACTCGGATCGGTTTGACTTCGTTTTTGGCGAAAGCGAGCTGGTAACTGTTAAGTCCCTCCATTGTCATGGTTGCTTAGTTATTATTTATTAAATTCCAATGAAGACTGGTTTTTCACAGGTTGTTCCCTCATAAACCACTTCATCGCAATTAATCGGCCCAATTCCGAACGGGTCATTTTCGCACAAAACGCCATCCCATGAGACAGTTTGACAGGCTGGGAACTCCATAGTTTCAACTACGGCGTTCAGCTTCTCCACCAAGGGTACTTTGAGTAACGCGATAACTTCGTCCAGTTTTTCGACAAACTTAATGCTGGTGACGTATTCACCTTCCGGTTCAGCTAGCCACCTCTTAGCATAATTCTTCTTAAACTCATCGAAATCTTCACGCGACACATACTCCTTGTCCTTCTCGTCAGGATCGAGCTTTGGCCAATGGTTGGTGTACTCAAGTTGAAACTCCATGACATTACCATCCAATTTGGTGATGCCACTTGCAATTTCCTCTTGGGTAGAGGTCAGGTCTTCCATCAGGCTCTTATGATTTTCCACGATGATAGCTGTTTGGTTCATCACCAGCGAATTAAAATTCAAGACGGCTAAGAACATTAATTGCTGGACCACCAAAGAGGTGGTAAGAAGAACCACCAAACCACGAGGGGCCTGGGTCAGTTTCTTCACTGTCAACCAACCTAACTCCGTGAACGCCATATGCAGGTGACAATTTATTGACAATAAAAAGTCCTCTGTAACTGGAAGAGACAAGTGGAGTTCGTAAGAGGTGTATGCAACGCCACAAAATCATCACGCACAGAAGTCGCACATTGACCCTCAATTATGCAATCAAAGGTCGCCGTGCGACTGTGTGAGACAATGACCCCCCTGGCAGAACGGTCACGCACTTCCACAGCAGCGGGACGGGGCAACGTGACAGTGCCACGCCGCCCCGGTACTGGTGCAGTAGTGCGTAAACGCAGACGACCCTCTTCGACCGTGGCCTCAGAGATCAAGGTGCGGAAAGCAACTCGCTGATTGTTGTCTACTTCTGCAGTCCGCATAAAGCGGAACGTTGCCGTGAAAGTACACGTGAATTCCACATAGTCTGTAGCATCAGGTACTGCACGAACAACGCCAACAATTGCACCAAAACTCCACCAGCGCTGGCTACCGGCCTGCTTAGTGTAGAGCTGACCCTGTAAGGGAATCGGGAAAGCCACAGAGTCCCTCGGCCTAATAAAGCTTGAACCTTGCTGACGAACCGCTTTCGTCGCGTTCGCTGGATCTGCAGCAGGAAGGTTAGCATTCTCAGGATCAGGGATGTGAGCCAACTGAAAACCACCGGAACTAGTACCAAGCGGCGAAGCTGTTTGCACCCAGAGATTAGCGTTATCGATTGAGTAACGCTCGTACCTCTTAGCGATCTCCTCGCAAGCTGCGTCAATCGACGGCTGCAAGCTAAGAAACAGCTTAAGATCACCAATGTTATCAGTTCCGGTGATACGAACGGTCTTCTGAACTTTCACCTCGTAACTGGCCGGTAAAGCGCCTGAGGTCAGCACCACCTCCCGCTTTCCGGCAGTAAAATCACTATCTAGAGCTTTGCTTGACTCCATTTTGGATTGCACCAATTTATTCCACGTAAACGAGAATGCCATGACCCAACGTCACTTCATTAGTGAGACGATAAGTTGCATTCTTAGCGTCGATCCCAGTGCGAAGAAATTGGGTGGCGTCCACGGAAAGACGGGCCTCTCTACCGTCCCACTTGTACACGCCTGCGTAAAAGCTAGCCTTTACGTTCTTTGGAGCGTCGTCATTAGTGGTTGCGGTAATCTGGAGTTCTTGAGCGTCATACAAGTACAGAGTCCCTTGGACATTGTCAGGTAACTCAGTGTCTTGCACCGCATTTTTGAGCACCAGGGTGTTGTCTGGCGCAGCCTCGTCCACCGTGAACGCAACGTCAAGCCTGCCGGCATTGTAATCCGCATCCACAGTGTTGTTGACCTGCCTGTGCGTCTTGCAATATCCTGCCAGCTTTGCGTTGATAGTGATTGCTGCTCGCCTGTTAAACTGGTAGGAGGCCCAGGGGACCCCTTGGCCAGTCTGAGGCTTGTGAGGTGGCGTGAGATTCGTGATGAAAAACCTGCCCGGTGAAGTGAACCTATCTGAGTTAGGTCCTGTGAAATAGGTACTACCTTCAACGGGCAGGTTGATCACGAAGGAGTCTCCGACTCGCTCAACCTGGAGATTCTGATAGCGGTTGTTAACAAACGGGCCGCCATCGCTGATCACGGGTATCTCTCCACGGAGAGGGTCTTGTATATACCCGACGACCATAGTGCCAGCGGCTTTTAGCCAATTAGTCGCCAGCTGCACTATCACTTCCATCTCCAGAACCCGGTAAGCTTCATAGAGTCGGAAGAAGGAGCTCTTGTTGGAAAGAACTTCTCTGATATCAAAAGAGTTCTGCTGGTAGAGGTCCACCTCGAAGACGTCATGAATCTGATCAACGCCCCCGACTTGCATTCCCTGATATCTACTAGTGGCTCCAGCCGCGAACCCAATAGGATCCGGCGGTTTTACATTGTCAACGCTAGACTGATTGATCACCCCCGGCACGGCAGGTTGTGGGGATGAATCATCAGCGGCTGATGTTTCCGTGTTAATCGCGTCGTTGTCCATTTTGTGGTGATTATTTATTTGAAATGCAGCACGGTGCACACATTCTTTGAGAACACACCCTCAAAATCTGCTGCGTTCCACACACCACCTTTTCGTCGCACAGCTCGGCATTTGTCCATGAGCGGTCGATCGTTGCGCGCAAAAGAAGTGAGGAACTGCTGCAATTCCATTGCCTCACCCTGCGTGATTCGATACTTCGCGCTGACGACCAGTGTGTTCATGTACTGCCTCGAGAGCTCATGGTTTATGCTGATCAAATCCCGCAAAGCAGTACTAAGTTCACAGAACCGCGCGTCATCCACAATACTCTTGGAAAGGAGTTTGCTGGCAATACGCACCGTGTCGAGATAGAGGTCACCTCCACTAACCAGAAAGCTTATGAACTCTCCAACATCATCATGGCAAAGCTTAAAGTTCTTGAAGCTGTCATCTTTACGATAGATGTGTTGCGCTCTCAGATAGCAGTCATCCCCTTGGAACAACGCCAGATCAAGGTCAGAAATCTCAAATGCAGCACCGACTTCAGCCAAAATGTGGCAGGTGTTTGCAAAAAGGGTGTCCGCACGCCCTGACTGGAATTGTCCTTTGACTCTCAAACCTACACTACGGGCACTCATTACCCAGTTGGCGTTCGGTTTTTCCATAGCATCTATAACATTACCCGGCACACCGCAACTCTCATAAATCCAACGCATCATCGCTGTCACTGCCGCATCCTTTGTAGTGTCTTGTTCACTAATGTCTACGGAAAGCGATTGAGCTTTGCCTTTCCTGCTCGCTAGCCACATTTTATTCCGCAACTTCTTAGCGCTACAGCCATAGCCGAAAAAGACGCCTTTCTTTAGGCAGCTCATTACCATATTCTCGGCGTGATTCACGTAGGGGCTAGCTACTTGGTTCACTTCTTTTGGCTGCGCGCTAACCATCTGGCCGCCCTTAACATACAGCAACCCATCGGCTTCCTTGACACTAAGGTACGGGTAATTACCCCCTTTTGCCTTGAGCTGCACTTTATTAAAGCACTTTATCCTTTCTGTGGTTTGCCAACTCTCGCCATACATCCCAGTCACATCCTGATGCTGCTTCATTGCCGCTCGAAGTAATGCTCGACTGCGGAATTGCTCCATCTCAGCTTTGGTTGCAGGTCTAAGTCCACTTACGTTTACGAACTTGGCAAAACCTTGTTTCAGCTTACAAAGCCGTTTTTCAAGGTCCCCGGCTTTTGGTTTCTTGACCCGCCCATACCTCTCGACGGCTGTGTTCAGTCGATGATTCGGTTCGTTGGTTTGCTGTACGCCGAAAACTTTCGAATGCATAACCATCTGATCACTTGTCACGATACTCGTCAGATGGGTGTCAGTTTTAACTTTCAACTTCTTACCAGGAAGCACCGCTCTCATCTTGTCAACAGACAACACGCGGGAAGATTCTGCCATCCTCGACTTGGTCGGATAGCACTTTTCGACTATGCTACTAACCCGTGTTGGCGCGAGCTGTGAATACGCACACAGGTCCATCTTCCGGCTTTCAACCTGTTCAGGCATGTCTTTCCCCATCACTTTCATGTGGCCTTCTGGGATGCCTACATTTTCGAAGCTGAAGTTCACTGGGGTATTCTTAGCCCATTCTTGATTCACGAAGTATGTCTCCGGAGCAGTCAACAACACTCTGCCTTCGCTTTTATCGAGGAATTCCTCTCTCCTCGTAATCTTATCTTGCAGCTTCCTTGCTTTCTCTATCTGAAGTTGCACCGGGTTGACCACATCACCTAGCACCCCCAGCGAAGCCTGCTCAACCTCAGGTTCAACTTCGGCATCTTTGTTTTCAATGCCAGCTACCTCATACCATCTCTCTTTGTCCGCAGTAGCCCTAAAAATGCCGACATTTTTCTTCTTCCACCGGTACTTCTGTTCCGCTCCATAATGAACGCTGTGGATGTCGTCTTCAGCGTTGTCGGTCAGGATAACCTCATCGTCAATGGCGTTCGGCCCTTCATACCTAACGTTAAGCACTTCACCTTCGCCGATGTCCGTGGTGTACTTATCGCGACCGCCGATGCGCTCATTCGGGTCTTCAACCTTTTCGACGACGGTGTCGTCACTCTTGGTTTCTTCACAAAGAAACACTCGTGCTAAAAGCTCAGCACTGCGGGTGTACCACACAGTTGCGGTCTGGGTATGCCTGGTCAGTGCAACCAGTTTTTGCCCCACACAACCGGTGATCAAGGCTTTTGCATTTGGATTCACGATGATGTCCGAGTGTCTAGTCCGCAGCCCTTGAATGGTCGCGACGGTCCTATGGCCAGACTCAGAATGACGCGTCGCGCTTTTCTTGTCGAAGACGAATGCGTCTGGTACGTCTTTGGGGTCGTTGAGAGCCCGCAGCTGCACTGATCGCAACACCTTACTCAAGGTGTACGTCGGTTCTTTTTCCTCTTTGTTGAGCAACATTACCACATCGATCGGCGCCGTACGCGAGATCATGACTTTCTCGTTCTCGTTGCTGATCGCTTCCCGCAACGTCTTAGCCATCATCACTTTGGCATCGCAAACCAGCTGCCGACGATCCCCAACTGCAATGATTTTCTTCCAGCTTGAAAGGAAGAAGAGGAGAACCCTTGGATCAAACAAGAAAATCTCATCGATGCAAATTACTGCATTGCAGGGGATTTCTGTTGCTTTCGACATACCCACACTCCAGGAGAAAGCGTTGAAGCCTTCATCTTTGTACTCCTTTGCGAGCTTACTAGTGGGACAAATTACCACACAGACCTCCTCTTGATTCCGTATCCACTTCTTCATGAGGTAACTTTTGCCCGAAGCGTAAGTGCCTTCCAAAAGGCAAATCTTTCGCACTGGTTGCAGGGTCTCCAAAGCGTCTAGGTTGACCTTGGCTTTCTTGTGGGTCTCTTCGTATTGCCCAGGAGTTTTCAATTCCCTGGAGAGGGCTGGCATGCCGGAGACAGCATATCGCAGGTCTACCTCCACGGGCTTGAATTCCATCTGCTTTTCTTCGAAAGGGATGCCAACTATCTCGTCATCGAGCACATCCAGGACATGGCCCCAATATGGCAGTTTACCACTAAGGGGATGCACTGGCGTATCTACGAACTGAGCCAGATGCTTGATCTCCGACGATGGCACCAATAACAAGATCTTCAGAAGGTGTGAGCGTGAGAAGCTGTAACAATCCCTAGGGTCAGCGCTTAACTTGCCGTTGGCTACAAACAGCACGCCTTCAGCATGCACGGTCGCCGCTTTACTGAATAGACCACTAGTCGCTTTGGCTACTGCCTGAGAATCATCGAATTCCATAGAACCGTCATGTTGCGGGCATTCTGTGAACTCGACTTCTTTTTTCCAATTGGTCTGTTTTTTGACCGAAGGGGCCAGGAAGTCGTAATGGCCATTTTTGAGGCGGACGTAAACTCTGTTCTGGAAGCGCTGCCCATAACTTTGGTGGTTGTTCGTCTCTCCAATCTGCACGACCACGTCTATCTCACAAATATCAGAAATGTAAGATAGCACACAATCTTCAGGCCACTCATCGCTCTGCAGGTGTTCCTGCAATTTCCCTTCACAATGGTTGATCAGAACCTGGCGGAACTCTTGCCATCTCTCCTGATCCCCTGTGAAATGATGCGCAATACAGCGATACAGGCATTTGCCGTCACCCTTCATCGGTACCAACACACGCTCGTTCCTAAACTGGATGGCTTTGGGATTTTCTATACCTCTATACAGGTCAGTGTGGGGCAGGTTGACAGCTGCAGCGGAATACGCACCTCCTTCATCCTCACTGTCTTCTACTTCTTCCACAATCACATCCATGGGACTCGGCTGCGACGCTAGAGAACGCAATTGGCTTTTGCCGAGGATGTCCTGGGGGTGAGACTGCTGCTGGATGCCACGCTGCAACTCTCTCTGGTAGGCAGCATAGTCGTCTAACTTCTCAGTACTCACTACTTCGTCCCTTTTGAAGGTTGGCTGTTCCTGCAAAAGGCTACCGCCATAAAAACAAGGTGCCGTCTGGGCATTCCCGCAAATGTCTTCACCTTCTTCCTCTTCATCTTCCTCGACATCATAGTACCAGAAACCATAAGGGTCAGCACGCATGATGGCAATCTCAAAATCTTCCCCAAAGCCACGCATATCATTCCAAGGTGTTCTCCTACGTGGCTTGTGCCTAACTCTCAAGTCAAGATCTTCAGACTCTGTCAATAAGTCAGCATATGGCAAAGCGACGTCTTTGAAAGTCTTCCCAACAAAAGTGAAATCATTCGTGCCAATGCGGACATTCGCGAACCACTTACCCTTTTCAATCTTTCGAGGGAAGAGATTCTCCTTGCCATACCTTCTCTGCAGATATTTACTCTTCCAATTGACTCTGGCTTCCGGCTTGGTCTTTCCTTCACTTCTCACACCGTGGGAGTGCACGTAGTAATTCCCACGGACGGTGTCTTTCCTGATTTTCCGCACTTTGCCCTTTAGCTCGTCACAGACGAATTTCAAACGTCTGTACTCATCAGGTTTCTCTTCTGACATGCAGTCAGGGATGAAGTCTTCCTCACCCTTGTGGCCAAGCAGTAACAATGCTTCGTTGGCGTTGAAGCAATCGGGGAAGGTGATACTCCAGTGACGTGATTCTTCTAAGAGCATAAAATTATTCCGTTGTTCCATCAAGGTGGTGAAATTCTGGACTTTCACTGCCGCGTGCCTGACATTAGCCCTGAGATTTCTTAGAGCAGTTGCAAAAAAAACGCTCATGTATCTTTGGGGCAATTCAGTTCCTAGATCGGCTAGGACAGAGTACCCTTCTATTTCTTGAACACAATTGTGGCAAAGGATATTGAACTCGAAAATAGCTTTGTTCCCTTGGTGATATCTTGGCAACACCACATCCTCGAGGTACCTTAAATCATAACAGTGGATATCCCCTTTGCGCTTTGACCATACCAACTCGTCATTGGCCGGTGCAGCACATAGGTTGGCCACTTTTCCTTTGGGAAGCCGCTTCAACATGTGGCTAGTCTTGACACCGTTGATGTTGCCGGTGTTTCGCAACCATCTCCTCTCAGCTATCCCAGAAAGTTTCTGCATCTTCCCAGGAATGTCCTCAATATACATGTCTTTGCTGACGCCATGCTTGCAGAAATCAGATGTCTTAGCCACCAACTTGCAGTGACCGTCCTTAATCTGGAATTTGCTTTCTGGAAGTTCCATTTCACGCATTTCTCTTTCTACCTCTGCTCTAATGGGGTAAGGCACTGCAATGTTGCTCTTTCCACCAATCTTGGCAACACAGCTTTGATAACACTTGCCGTCATTATTAGGATCGAAAACGAATTCGCGCTCCTCCGGAATGACAAAGCTTGCATGTCTGTGTTCCTTTGCTATCTCCTGGTATAGCTTGGCCACTGGTTGTTCTACATTGAGGATAAATCTTCTCACTACTTCATGCGTTTTGCTCGTTCCCATAACATCTGCTGCAAACCGCCGGATCATCAGCCAGTCTTTCACCACTGGCAAATCTATCCCTCTGAGTAGTTCGATGCAACTCTCCAGAAAACCTTTGTCCTGTTTCCCTTGCAGGACATGTTTCACTCCGTAGCCGATAACCTTACTAGACCTCATGCGCGCAATAAAACTGCGCAATAGCAATATGGTGCAAAGGTCGACAGCTTCTGAAAGTGTGAGTGAGTGACCCCTTTGGATCACATGATTACCCACAACTATGCTATGGATCTTGCTGGAGAGCATAGTGCCCGCACTCTGTCTGTCAATTTGTGCGTCAGGGCGATTGAACAGGAAGAGGTCTAGCTCTGAAAGGAACTGCCGACTTACTTTGAAGGTCGGCAGTTCACTGAAAAGCTTAGCGATCTTGTTAGTGCTTAGAGCCAGATTACTGAACCACTTCATGCCCAACTTGTTGCCTAATTCGGCAATGATGGTGATCCAATTCGGGATTAAAATGGTGTCAGGAGGTGGTGTAAGCAGCCGCGGCACCATTGCTTTGCCGTAAACCCTTGACACGACCACGACGGTCATTCTCCCAACCCTTGTCATGTGCTCAAACAACAGGTTGAAATTATACCCGAACTTCCTTCCGTCTTTAACGCCAGCGGTGAAGTATTCCTGCCACACCTTAAGGTCTTGTAGGTACGCTATACTTTCATCACCCCTGAAGCTCATCATCGCGTTTTTTCCTTGCACGATGAAATTGATCTCATTCTCTTGGTCAAAAGTGTCTTTAGCCTCTAACAAGCCTTTTGGGAACACCATGGCAGCGTAGAGCTGTTGGACACACTTGAGATCAAAAAGCTGGAATAAGGATCTCATATCCAGCCAAAACAACACGTTGTTGCAACATAGCTTTGGCGTCTTAACAACACAATTCTCTGCGCCCCCAACGCAGCACGCACCTTGCAGATAGTTGTTCATCCGCTTCTCGAAGTTTGACGTCTTCAAAACAGCCTTCAGAACTCTGTATTCCTCTCTTCCATCCATTTTCATGCAACTCATGTGGGTGCAAGACTTCGTCCCCTTTTTGGGCATGGGTACTTTGTCTTTGCCTTCCCCCACCATGGGGATCTTCGCCTCATCTCGCATGTTCTTTCCGATCTGTTTGTCGGAAAACTTCTGCACAATTTGTTCGCAGATGTAAGTTTGTGCAAAAGGGATGGGGTGCATGGAGAAGTTTTGAGTTTTGATGGCCTCCTCTGATGGTCCACAGATAAGAGGCGCAACAATTGCGTTCAACTTCTCCCATTGTGACTGAGTCATGTCTATCGGCAGAAGAACTTTGTTGTTCAGGCGTTGTTCTGCCAGCCGAGCATGATCAGCATAGAAAATTTCCCTGGCGTCAGACCCGAGGTAGGCTTCGCAGTTGGAGTTACTACCCTTCCCTTCCACCTCCTCCAGGTGGCCATCGCCAAGACTCCGCACGCCTGCGGAGGCGCCAACTCCGAGCATCTTGCTCCTTACACAACCCCAGTGATGTTAAAGGGGGTTCCACTCCTACACTATAAAAAAAAAAAAGAAGAAAGAGTTTGGGGATAGAAATTATGTGTTGTTAGCTTAAAACCGTCAGTAAACCTACTGCCGG